CAGTCGTAACGCCGCGTACATCTTTTTGACGTCTGCGATAGCTTCCTCACGAGTATCGTATGCGTCTGCTTTTGTACCGACGTCGAAGTCATCGAACAGTGCGCGGCAAGCCACGACGTTTTCTTGTGTGCGAATACTGCGTTTGCCCTTTTCGTTTGTGTACCAATCGCCGAATGAGTTTACTCCGAAGTAGACGGTCTCTCCTTTGTCATCGAAGAACTTTGCTGCTCGTGCTGCCTCTTCGGCGCTTGGGTAGTCTTTGTACTTCCACCAGACGCTACCGTCGTCTCGGGTTTGTACCAGACCAAGAACTGGTTTACCCTGCGACGGAAGCACTAGCTTCAGGAACTCTAATGTACCCATGTGCCTACCTATTGTGTTGACGGGTTAACAGATAAATAACGGGGGCGAACCCCCGTTATCAGTGGACAGCATGGCTTAGTCGTCGAACTCTAAGTTATCTAGCGCCTCGTCAATACTGTCGTAGTCGTCGACCTTCGCTGGCTCCGGTGCAGGTGCCGCCGCTTTTGGTGCGGGTTCTGGCTCAGGCTCGGGTGCAGGTGCGGCTTTCGGTGCAGCAGCTTTGGGCGCAGGTGCGTCCGCTTTATGTTCTGCTTCTACCACAGGGCCACCGTCGAGGCCAAGGATTTGATTGATCGTATCAGCCTCTTCCTCAAGGACGGCCTCGATCTCAGCAAGCTGCGCCGCATCTACGAAGTCGACTGCTTTGAACGTCAGCGCAGGGTGCGCAACGTTGTAGTCAAACCCGATCTTGGTGATGCAGTGCACAGGCTCGACGCCGCGCTTTGCCAACTGTTGGCCGAACGTACCCAACACCTTCAACGACGCAGCGGGTACACGCAGCAGCATCGGGTCATTGAGTTGGTCAGGTGATGCAACAGCCAAACGCATAGAGTCGCCACATGCTTTCCCCTTGCCGCCGTTGTCAGTGATACGAGAACCCCACTGGTTGTGTGGGCAAGCTGCGCACTTCTTAGCCTGTGGGCTTTCTGCATCAGACGCAGGTGCGAGACCGTCGTTGCTGTAGCAGGTAGGCTTAGCGACGGAACCTTCTTCATAACCGTGGTCATAATAGACCTTGGACTTGTTTGGGTTGGACGCGATGATGACAGCAGTCAAAGATGCAGCCGGTTCGCCGTCTTCGCCCTTAGTTACTAGGGTGCGCTCGTCGCCACGTTGGATGTGGAAGACCTTACCCTTGATTGAGATAACGGGGAAGCCACCTGCGGATACCGCAGCAGCGAACACGTTCTGAGTTTTAGCTTTGCCCTGCAAGTGAGCAGGAAGTTTTGATGCCGTGATGGCGACCATATCGTTGGCCATGGTTGTTCACCTCATTAAGTTATTTACGACGGAAATTAACGACTTGTGTCTCGGACCAGTTGATGCCCGGTGGCAAGTCGCCTTCGACAGATTTGAATTGCTCCACTGCCGTTTTGTTAACGCGGCGTTCTAACATCTCCCACGCCTCGTTTTCTTGTACAAAGTCGAGAACAGCGTCCCAGTCTGCGACGGTTGCAGATGAACGTGTTGACCTGTAAGCAGTTCCAACGTCGCGAGCAGCCACATTGTCGATGCCACGCTCTTGGAACCTACGCAGAAACTCGATCTCGATCTTGTTCTGCTTATCTTTATCCCCCGCGTCGTCTACCTCGTACGCAGCCTTACGCTGTGCACGACGATCGCGGAGACCGATGAACAGTTTCAGAAGTGAAACGTCATCCAGTTCGTTGATTTTCGCCATATTCGCTCTCCTTTTTGGCGCTTAGCCAGTTATCAATATCCGCCTCGTCCCAACGTAGAACCTTCTGTGAGACCCTTATCGGTTGGGGGAAGCTCGCCTCTCTCCTCCGCAGCGCGGGGAGCGCCGCTTTGGTGATGCCCAGTTTTTCAGAAACCTCTTCGGGTTTAAGCAAGTTCATGGTGTCATTTACCTCTAGGTGTGTTTACGTGTAAGCAGATTAAGTCATATAAGTACATCTGTCAAGCCATGACCGAGTCGCGATGTGCCTTAACTTCGTCGAGTAGTGCGCCCTGCATTTTCTGCTTGGTGCGAAGGCGTTGGTATATACGCTTCTCGACCGGTGTGCCCTCGAGCATGATGATGAAGTTCCTCATCTTCTGGCCGGGACGGTTGATCCGTCCGTTGGCTTGCTCGAACACTTCGTTCGACGTCACGCACGAGTACCACACGATGGTGGATGCAGACGTCAGCGTCAGACCGTGGGACATGGCGGCGGGTTGTGCCACGAGAACCTTCGGGTCTTTGCTCTTTTGGAACGCCCCGAATATGCGGTCACGTTCGTCCTTCTTTACGCCACCGTGGATGACTTCAACGGTGAACTCTTTGGCCAGTTCTTCGGCGACCATATTGACCGACGATACATACGGGACAAACACGATGACCTTGCCCTCGGCTTGACGCACGATCTCTTTCGTCTCGTCGATCCGTGGCTTCGATGGGATCGTTACCTCTTCCTTCTCGGTGTTGTAGACGACGCCACATGCGATCTGCACGAGCTTGCCCATCTTCACCGCTTCGTTGACCGCCGTGATCTCACCGTTATCTGCTTCGGTGCGCATCTTAGCGACCATCTCCTTATACGCTTTTTCCTGTTCCTTTGTAAGAGGTACTTGTCGTGTCTCGTACATAAGTGGAGGTAGGTCTACGCACTCGTCACGTGTAAACCGTACAGATGGCTGCATGACGTTATGTACAATCTCGGTGGCGTCGGGCTTTGGTACCCAACTGAACTGTGACAACTGCCGCATGACCTGCGCTTTGAACCGGTTGAAGTACGGCGGGACGTTGCTCGGCGTGATAAGTCTGCACTGCGCCCATGCGTCTGTCGGTGCGTTCGGCGTCGGCGTACCAGTCATACCCCAACAGGCTCTTGGCTTTTTGTGGCGGTTGATGACTTTGTTGATTGCCTTCCACCGATCTGTCCCTGCGTTACGCGCAGCCTGTGCGATCTCATCGACGATAACGATGTCGATGTCGTCTCGGGTTTGCAGCGCTTCCTCGATGATCTGCACCCCATCATGGTTGATGATGTAGACGTCGACGTCTGTGTTCAGGAGCTTCAGGCGTTTCTGACGTGACCCGTGTAGGACGGCATACTCCAGATGTGGGAAGTGTTGGAACACCTCGTCAGCCCACGTGCGCTCAAGTGTCGAGAGCGGTGAAATGATTAACACCTTATTCACATGACCGGTGCTACGCAGGTAGTCGTACGCCCAGAGCGACGCCAACGACTTGCCTGTACCGAGTTCACTCAGGTTGAACGCGCGGTCATACATCGTCAGGAACGCAGCAGCCTCACGCTGTGCGTCGAATGGTTTGTACCGTCCGGGCCACTCGTAGTATTCGCGGATCGGTGCGGGTGGCTCGTAGCCTAAGTTCCGTAGTACCTTTGTCTCAGTCAGCTTGTGCGGGACCGCCACGTAGGGGGTGCCTTTAACAGTGAATGTCTTGGCTGTGGGGATGACGTTGGTAATGCGGTCAGGGTTGCGGCTTTTAAGCAGCAGTGCCTTTTTGTCTTTCCAGATTAACATCGTCTAGTCCTTTATCAATTTGGCGGATACGTTCGTCGCAGATGTGCTTGATCTTCTCGTAGTCGAGACGACGTTGGCCGGGTTTGTTACGCAGGACGCGCTTGACGATGTCTGCATCCCATGGGTTCAGGCGGTACTCGAGCCAGATGTCCCACGGTTGGATTTTGTGTTTGGCGTAGTCGCTTTCGCCTACGTTATGTTCACGCGTTGACAGATTGCGCCAGTTGGGTGAACCGATGCGGTCAATGAACGACTGTGCCTCTTCTTCTGTAACGTCGCAGTTCAGTGCAACGTCTTTGGCGGTAGCCGTCTGCCGGTTCTTCAGCAGGTATGACCATACTCGTTCAGCGGTGTTGTCAGTCTCCATCACTTACCTCTCTTTGTGTACATCTCGGGGTTCTTCTTGCGCCATCCACGGTTGGTCTTCTTACTAACCACTCGTGTGTTTGATTTCTCAGTGCTGCCGCCCTTGTCTAAAGGCTTCTTGTGGTCGACGTCTTTACCGTCTCCCTTGGCTGCACGTCCGTCGGCGATTGCTTGGCGTCGTGCTTTGTTGTTCGCCACGCGTTTCTTCTGGACGCTCGGCTTTTTGTTGTAAGCAGCCTTAGTGGCTAACTCCTGCTTCGATGACTTTGGCATTAGTTTTGTGTCCTTTGCGGCGGTGGGGTGAATCTTTCTACGGCGTCAATTACATAGTCGACGTAC